TTGCCAGTGCATGTCAAGACGCTTGCGCGGAAAATCCGGCACTATCGCATATTGAATTCCGATATCCGGACAAAGATCATCAGACATTAACCGTAGACGTTAATGGAACAATGCTTGGTCTTTTTCATGGGCATCAAGCCGGAAGAGACGTTATTAAATATCTATCTGGCCAAGCAGCCGGTCAAACCTCTTTAGGGATGGCTGACTTGTGGATCTCAGGACACTTTCATAACTTCAAAACTATGGATATAGGTCAACGATTCTGGCTACAAGCCCCGACTACAGATCCTGGATCTGCATGGTTTAGGGATCGTCAAGGTTTAGAGTCTTCTACAGGTATTTTGTCCCTAGTAATTGGTGCCGGGCACGACCCAAGGAAAGACATTAGTATCATATCAACACATCTTTAAGCGATATTTAGACCTTTTTTGAATCTCGCATACTCGAAAAGATCGTACAATACTTATGGTACCAGTAGACTGAGAACCTCAGTCTCTTCAACCTGCCTGAGCTGGAGAGTGTATGAGTTACCCTGTTGACGTATCCACGAGAGTAGTTGTTGGCCAATTCACAAAAGTGAACGGTCTAGCTGCCTCGGGGACAATCACTTTTAATGCGTCTAGTCGTATTGAAGATCTTGATGACGCGGTAATTCTTTCTGGTCCCGTTCAAGCAACACTCAATGCTAACGGTGAATTTTCGGTAGAGCTTCCTTGCACGGACGATCGGGATTTAAGTCCTCGTGGTTGGTACTACACCGCCAGAATTCGCATTAGAGGTGCTAGGCCCTACGAGTTTAGATTCTATCTACCTATAGGTGACGAGAGCGATGTTGACATTACTCGTCTCGACACTGCAGATCCATCTACAGTAACGCCAGCCGGTTCAGGCATTGCGCGAGGACCATTAGGGCCTCAAGGACCAACGGGACCTGCCGGGTATTCTTTTCAACTTTTAGGAGAGTACGCAACAGAGAGTGCACTAACTACTGCACACCCAACAGGGGCTGCTGGTGATGCGTATGTTGTTGGCTTAAACCTATATATCTGGAGTACAGAGACATCTTCTTGGGAAAATGTTGGTCCCTTTACTGGGCCCACAGGCTCAATGGGAGCACAAGGATTAACAGGTCCAACAGGTTTGCAAGGTCCAACAGGGCCACAGGGTGTAACAGGACCACAAGGTGTTCAGGGAATTCAAGGCAATCTAGGCTCTACGGGAGCTCAAGGGCCTGAAGGGACCACTGGCCCTACTGGAGCAGTCAGTACTACTCCCGGACCTACAGGCCCAACGGGTATTGCAGGACCTACCGGAGCAGTAGGGACTCAAGGACCAACTGGAGCAACAGGTGCAGCAGGATCTTTTGGCGGAGCAACATTTGACTACACGTTCTCTACTCAGACAGACGATTCTGATCCAGGAACAGGAACTTTAAAATTTAACCAAGCAAGTCTACCTGTCGCAACATTTATGTTTATTGATGACGAAGCCGATGGATCAATAGACATTCAAGCTTTCTTGCGAACAATTGATGACAGCACTTCTCCTATAAAAGGACACCTTCGTGTTGCTAACAAACAGGATGCAAATGATTTTGCATTCTTTGCTATTACTGGAACTATAACTGAAACAACAGGATACTTCAAAGTTCCTGTTTCATACGTTAGCGGACTGGCAGCTAACTTTTCTTCTGCTGAAGATGTCGTTATTACTTTTGCTCGCACAGGAGACATGGGACCGCAAGGCCCAACAGGTGCAACCGGATCTATTGGTACAACAGGTCCTACTGGCTCTCAGGGTGCTGACTCTAATGTAACCGGACCAACGGGTTCTACCGGTTCTGCTGGTGCACAAGGTGTTGCTGGCCCAACAGGGGCTCAAGGGCCTACCGGATCCCAGGGCCCAGCGGGTACTAACGGTTCTATAGGTGCAACAGGTGCAACAGGGTTGCAAGGTCCAACAGGTGCAGCCTCGACAGTAACGGGTCCAGCGGGTACTCAGGGTGTTACTGGTCCTACAGGATCAACAGGTGCAGCCTCGACAGTAACGGGTCCTACAGGATCAACAGGTGCTGTTGGCCAACCTGGGTCTGCTGGTGCAACAGGTGCCGCAGGTGTAGCAGGACCTACAGGTGTTGCAGGCGGGACTGGACCTACTGGTGCTGTTGGTCAACCTGGAGCTAATGGAGCAACTGGTTCTACAGGGCCTACCGGAGTAGCTGGAGGTCAGGGTGTTACAGGTCCGACAGGTCTTAGCGGTCCTGATGGAATTCAAGGACCTACAGGTTCGCAAGGACCAACTGGAGCTGCTTCACAGGTAACAGGACCTACAGGTCCCACGGGTTCTCAGGGACCTACAGGCACAACAGGTGCGACATCTACAGTTGCCGGTCCTACTGGTCCAACGGGTGTTGCAGGACCTACAGGCTCACAGGGACCTACTGGAGCAACAGGTACACAAGGTCCCGCAGGTGTGTTTGGCGGAGCAAGCTTTGACTATACATTTAATACTTCTGTCAGTGATACAGATCCTGGCACAGGAAAACTTAGATTTAATAATGCAAACGTAACGCTTGCTAATTTCCTTTTTATTGATGATGAAGACGATAACTCGATTGATATTCAAGCGTTCCTTCAAACAATTGATGACTCAACAAGTCCACTAAAAGGACACTTTCGAGTTAGCAATAAAACTAATACTGCTGACTTTGCACTTTTCTCTATTACTGGCAGTATTACAGAGGCAGCTGGATATTTTAAAGTTCCTGTTTCGTGGGTGTCTGGTCTTGCATCCTCGTTTGACAATAATGAAGATGTAATCATTACCTTTGCTCGTACAGGTGATATCGGACCACAAGGTATTCAAGGTGTTACAGGACCTCAAGGACCGACTGGTCCACTAGGACCTACAGGACCACAAGGTGTTACCGGACCTATATCTACTCAACCATCGACAGTCCCAGGACCTACAGGACCTACCGGTCCTACTGGCCCACAAGGTGAAGCAACAACCATCCTCGGATCCTACGCAAATCTTTCAGAACTTCAAGGTGGCCACCCAACAGGAAATCTTGGGGACGCATATTTAGTTGTAAATATTCTTTATGTTTGGGATGTAGCTACAAGCGCATGGATTAGCGTTGGAAATCTTTCTGGTCCTACTGGTCCAACTGGGTTGCAGGGTGCTAATTCTCAAGTAACAGGTCCAACCGGTGCGCAAGGTGTTTTAGGTAATACAGGCCCCACCGGAGCCACAGGACCAACAGGTTCGCAAGGCGATCAAGGTATTCAAGGCGTTATTGGTGCTACCGGAGCCACAGGTGCAACAGGCTCCGCTGGGCCTACTGGAGCGCAAGGAGTTATGGGACCTACTGGTCCAACAGGTGAGCAAGGAAATGTCGGAGCTACATGGACAGGCCCGTGGAATAGCAGTACTTCCTATGTTGTAGATGACATTGTTCAATACAATGGAACTTCGTATATCGCTATAAGCACAACCTTAAATAATCTTCCAGACTCCTCTCCTTCAGAATGGCAAATTCTTGCAGGTAAAGGGTTAACAGGTGACTTAGGCCCAACAGGACCTACAGGTGAGACAGGTGTTGCAGGGCCCACAGGTTCGCAAGGTGACTTAGGCCCAACAGGACCTACAGGTGAGACAGGTGTTGCAGGGCCCACAGGTGCAGATAGTTCTGTAACAGGACCTACGGGTTCGCAGGGCCCAACAGGTGCAACCGGATCACAGGGAACTGGCGTTACAATTCTTGGTAGTTTTGCTAGCTCTTCTGAACTCCCTGCGTCAGGAAACTCTGGAGACGGTTATCTCGTCGGCGGAGATTTGTATGTATGGGATGAACTGAACAGCCAATGGAACAATGTAGGAAACATTCAAGGTCCTACAGGATCTACAGGTCCTACAGGTGCAACAGGTCCTACTGGAGATGTAGGACCTACAGGTCCCACTGGAGGATTTACACCTACGGAAGCAACACCACCATCAAGTCCACAAATTGGTGACGCATGGTTTAACACTGCCAACGGGAAAGTTTATGTTTACTACGACTCTTTCTGGGTTGAGGTTGGTGCAGCACCTATCGGACCTACAGGTCCTATAGGGCAGACTGGGCCAACTGGAGCAGTAAGTACCGTCCTTGGCCCTACAGGACCAACAGGCTATCGAGGAGAGACAGGCCCTACAGGATTTACAGGACCTATAGGTCAAACCGGACCAACTGGAGCTGCTTCACAGGTAACGGGACCGACAGGACCTACGGGTTCTCAGGGACCTACAGGCCCTACAGGACCAGATGGAACTTTTTCGACAGAAGCATCTACACCTCCATTAAATCCTGTAGTTGGAGACGCATGGTTTAACTCAACAAATGGAAGTGTTTATGTTTACTATGACTCCTTCTGGGTTGAAGCTGCCTCCGCTGATATTGGACCTACAGGACCAACTGGCCCTCGTGGTTTTGTTGGACTCACAGGCCCCCCAGGACCAACGGGACCTATCGGGCCATCAGGTCCTCTAGGACCCACAGGTGCAACAGGCCCAACTGGTCCTCCGTCTGCAATTACCGGCCCAACAGGTGGACTTGGACCGACCGGTGCTACTGGCCCTGCTAGTGCTCCTATTTATAATGTTGTTCAGACTGGGTTTAATTATGGATTTACAGGAGTAGCAGACACAACATTTCCGGTACTGCATCTTGCAAGAGGAAATACATATCTCTTTAATGCAAGTACGGTATCTGTTGATCAGCCATTTGCACTACGGTTGTCTAGTGAAAATCTTTCTGAAGTTCCAGGTACAATAAATAACAGTACGGTAGATGGAAGATTTTCTGGAAGTACCAATACAGTGATTGTCTATACAGTTCCCTTTAATGCTCCAACATCAATTGTGTATCAGTCAACCACATCTTCTGCAGTAGTTGGTCAGATTCTTATTGGAGATCCAGTAATTACTGATCTTAATGCCACTACAGCAACTACGGGATCAAATGGAGCTATTCCCGGTCAGGTAGCTGGATATATTGTGACAACCGTCAATGGAAACATTGCCAAGATCCCGTACTACAACGATTAGGTGATAAACAGTGGCTATTAATTTCCCCAGCACACCTACTATTGGAGATCAATACTCCGAGGGAGGTCGCACTTGGATTTGGAATGGAACAACATGGAATGTTGTCCGTTCAACTGTACTGGGACCTACCGGTCCCACAGGCCCTACAGGTTCTCAAGGAAATCTAGGACCTACAGGTCCCACAGGTCCTACGGGAGTTCAAGGACCTGAAGGAGAGTTTGTACCCTCGGCTGGAAGTCCACCCACCTCCCCCACTCCTGGAGACGCATGGTTTGACACCGAAAGTGGCGCGGTTTACGTTTACTATGACTCTTTCTGGGTTGAAATAGGTACTTCAGAATTTGGAGGAGCAACAGGACCAACAGGTTCACAAGGTGTAGTAGGACCTACTGGCCCTACGGGAGCCGCTGGTGATAATGGTTCGGACGGTGCAGATTCCGTAGTAACAGGACCAACAGGTTCACAAGGTGTAGTAGGACCTACAGGCCCAACTGGTGCACAAGGATTTGGTTCCGAGGCGCAGGGATATTATCAAACATATCTTGACTTTGCTGTAGGAGCTGGTGCTACTGCCGGTACAGTAGGAGACTTTTGGGTCATTTACGATGAAGACACTATCTATATTTATACTCAAGAAAATGGTTGGATTGAAGCTGGAGCATTAATTGGTGCCACGGGTCCGACTGGCCCAACAGGTGGAGTTAGTACTGTTCCTGGTCCAGCTGGCGTTACTGGTCCTACAGGATCAACAGGGCCCGTTTCTACGGAACCATCTACGACTCCTGGACCCGCAGGAACGGTAGGACCTACAGGACCAACTGGTGCAGCGTCTCAGGTTGCTGGTCCAATAGGAGCAACAGGACCAACAGGGTCTAAAGGCGGTGTAACTTATAAAGTTTCCTCAAATGAGACCGAATTTGCTGCTGAAGGAGTCGTGGGAAGTAACCCAAACCTTGTAGCTGTTCGAGGTGAAAGATTGTATTTTGATGTAGCAGGAGTTCAAATCACAAACTCTGTAGCACTACGCCTTACATCAGGCAGCACATCCACTGTGCCGGGCACAATAAATAACAGCACAACATTAGGTAGAAATATTTCAAGCACAGATCCTACTATTGTGTATGACGTTCCCCTAAATGCTCCAACCCAAATTTTATATCAAGATGTTACTGATACAAACATTGCAGGCGTTATTGATATTATTGATAAACAAGGACCTACAGGCCCAACGGGTATTGCAGGACCTGCTGGAACTCCTCTTGAAAATTCATACACTCCAGTATGGTCTGGACCAGGACTCACATATATTGGAACTCCAACAGTTGGTGAGTTTTTAAGATTTGGCAACCTTGTACATTTTAGAATTTTTGTTAATTTTTCTAACGTTTCTAACGTAGGAACTGGACAGTACACACTTACGATTCCGGTGCTTCCTCAAGAAATTATTAGGGACTCATTTACTGGAGTTCTTGATAATACGACTGGCGTAGCTCAATATGATATTAGAGCAGTTTTAAATGCGGGATCTGCTATTGTTCCTTTGTTTTTCTTAGGAGCTAATGGACTTCTCACCCCTCTTACCGGAGCTGCTCCAGCGACATTAGATACGAGTTCTTTTATGTATTTAACCGGAACGTACATAGCAGCGGATAATTAAGGAAGGAATGACACATGGCTATTGATTTCCCATCGGGACCTAACGTAAATGATCAATACACATACAACTCGCAGGTGTATGTGTGGAATGGTATTGCGTGGAGGATAGTACGAACATTCGTCGTAGGTCCTGCAGGTCCTGCAGGTCCTCAAGGGCCAGCGTCTACAGTTGAGGGACCGTTAGGACCTACAGGCTCACAGGGACCAACTGGTGCAGATAGCACAGTCCAGGGCCCAACGGGACCGACAGGTCCTGTAGGAAGTTTTGGATTGACAGCATGGACTTCTTACGCACCTACATGGAGTTCCAGCGGTACTCAGCCTGCGTTAGGAAACGGAAGCCTTACAGGAAGATATGTAAATATCGGAGCAACTATTATTGGTGAAATTAGACTTCAAGCAGGAGTTGTTGGGTTCAACAGAGGTTCAGGAGTATATTACTTGTCTCTTCCAACATTAGGAGTGTATGACAATCTTCAGCCTGTAGGTTCTGTTGTTATGCGAGATGAAGGACCTAGCGTTACATACTTTGGTACTGCACTGTTTAATAGCAATAACGGAGAAAGATTAGAGCTTTTTATGCACACTCAAGTTGCATCTTTTGACCAGGGTAGTGCAGCAACATCAGACACACCATTTCTTTTTAGTTCTAACGATAGAATGTTGTTGCAATTTCAATACGAGTCAGACTTAAGTTAGGCATAAAAATGGCTATTGACTTTCCTTCACTACCGTCTATAAGTGATACTTATGTAGATGGAGTACAAACATGGGAGTGGGATGGGGTTTCATGGAACCTCGTCATTTCTGAAGTTGTAGGGCCTACAGGACCTACGGGTTCTATAGGGTTGCCATCTAACGTAACAGGCCCAACAGGACCTACAGGAAATTTCAATACTGTTGCGAACATCCCCCCAGCGGACGCAGACAGTGGAGATGCGTGGTTTAACTCCGCCACTGGACAAATTTTTGTTTACTATAACGATGGCACAAGCGCGGCATGGGTTGAGTCAGCATCAAGCAATGTCGGCCCTCCAGGAAGTGTAGGACCTACAGGTCCCACTGGAGCTAACTCCTTTGTTACAGGACCTACAGGTGCGGTGGGGCAGACAGGTCCGACTGGTGCTCGAGGGCAGACTGGGCCAACTGGTCTTTCTGTTACAGGGGCTGGTGGTCCCACTGGTCCTCAAGGTCCAACAGGTTCATTAGGACCAACTGGTGCTCAAGGAGAACGAGGGGTTACAGGACCGCAAGGAGATCAAGGTGGAACTGGTCTTTCGGGAGAAACTGGCCCTACGGGTGCAAATGGTATTCCAGGAACACCTTCAAATGTTACAGGACCAACTGGCCCTCGTGGTTTTGTTGGACCTACAGGTCCTGGCGGGGCAGCAGGTCCGACAGGTGCATCTGTTACTGGAGCTACTGGACCTTCTGGACCAACGGGTCCATCAGGAGGACCAACGGGGCCTACAGGCGCAACAGGTGCAACAGGTGCAACAGGTTTGCAAGGCGATCAAGGTATTCGTGGGTCTACGGGACCTACAGGTGCAACCGGTGCGGACTCAATTAATCCAGGCCCTACAGGACCAACAGGACCTACCGGCAACTTTGGCCCCACTGGTCCACAAGGATCATCATATGCAAGCACAACATCTACAAGTTCTATAACAATTAGCCTCGGGTCAAAAGTATTTGTAGTGTCAAGTGTCGGTGCGTATATTTCTGGTAACCGAGTACGAGTTATTCAATCCTCAAACTTTTCTTTGTGGATGGAAGGTACTATTACTGCTATTTCAGGTCTTAATATTACGGTCTCTGTCGAGAGATCTAGCGGATCTGGCGTTCAGACTTCGTGGAAATTTACTCTTGCTGGAGAAGTAGGACCAACAGGTGGTGTATCTACAGAACCATCTACTGTAGCTGGACCAACAGGACCTTTAGGCCCTACTGGCCCTACTGGAGCAGCATCCCAAGTAACAGGACCTACTGGAATTACTGGTCCTATTGGCCCCTCCGGACCCACAGGTGCAACAGGCCCAACCGGACCGCCGACGTTTGAATTAACAGGAAACACATACTTTGACTCAATAACTTTGCAGTCGCCAGATCAATCTAAATTAGTAAAAATAAATAAAAGCACTCCAACAACAGTTACTGTTCCGACAGATGCTACGTTCAATTTCCCCATTGGAACTCAAATTCTTGTTGTTCAATTAGGGATAGGTCAAGTCACTTTTTCTGGTGAAGCAGGAGTTTCAGTTTTGAGTGAGGGAGGACGATTTATTACTAAGGCTCGATATGCCGTGACTTCGTTAATTAAGCTTGGAACAAATCAATGGCTTCTAACTGGCAACTTGTCTGTGTAGACGCATATGATTATTACTACCCATGCGGTGATGTCAACAATACCTTTTCCATTTACTCCTGCTCTTTGGACAGGAGTTGTCAATAGTACCTTTGGTTCTTCAAATATAAATAAAGTTATCTATAACGAAGATACCTCTGAATATGTTATTGCTGGGAGTGGGGGTAAAATAGCAAAATCTACAAACATTCTTGATTGGACTGCACAGGTAGGAACTTTTGGTACAAGCTCCATATTTTCTCTTGCTTATGGTGATGGTAAATATATTGCCGGGGGCAGCATAGGAAAAATGTCTACCTCTTCAGATGCAGAAACATGGTCTACTTTAAATTCTTCTTTTGGTTCTGGTGTAGTTCTTACTATTGTCTATGCTCCAAATATTGGCGGTTCCAGTGGCATTTGGATTGCGGCAGGTGGAGGTGGAAAACTTGCTACATCAGTAGATGGAAATAGCTGGACCCAAAGATTGTCATCTTTCGGCATTTCTTTTATTCGATCAATTCATGTAACAGACACTCTACTTATAGCCGTAGGAGATGACGGTAAACTTGCTACATCCACTGATGGACTTACATGGACCCAAAGATTCTCTGCGTTTGGGATTACTCCTATCTACGATGTAGCTGCTCGGGGCTCAGAATATGTAGCAGTCGGAGATTCAGGGAAAATTTCTATATCTTCAGGAGGAACTTCTTGGTCTCAAGTATTCCCTACGACAACTTTTGTAACTTCTAGTCTTAGAGCAGTTGCAGTCAATAATGAAGGTAGTGACCCTTTTGTCGCAGCGGGAGCGTCAGGAAAACTTGCTACAAGTTTTGATAAGTATGTATGGTCACAGAGAGTGTCTCAGTTTGGATCTAGTGGCATAAATGATATTTATGTGGGATCTAATACTGCAGTAGCCGTAGGCAACTCGGGAAAAATTAGTTACTCGATTTAGGAGAAATAGATATGTATAGTTATAAAGTTTTAGGGAGCCCCCCTATGTGTCAAATTATTAAGGGAGCTGTCATTATAGATCTTAGTGGCCCTTGGGAGTCAAAAGAATCTGCTGAAACATGGGCAACTATGTATGTTAACGCGCTCAATGCAGGTGCCGTATCTCCGGAACAGCCTAGCTAAATAACGTACAATACTAAGTATCCCTAGAGAGGATTTGTTTTATGGCTGCCATTGATTTTCCTACCCCCGTATCGGTAGGTGAAGAGTTTACTGGCGGTGGCAGCACTTGGATTTGGAGTGGATCTGTATGGGTCCTCAAGCGCACAGCCCCCGTTGGCCCCACTGGGCCTCAAGGAGATTTAGGTCCTACAGGGCCAATTGGATTTACAGGACCAACAGGTGCGCAGGGTGATGTAGGACCTACCGGTCCAGATTCTACTGTGGCTGGACCGACAGGACCTACCGGAGATCTAGGTCCGCAGGGCCCAACGGGACCACAAGGATTGCAAGGAATTCAAGGACCGACTGGTTCTACTGGACCTACCGGAGCAGATTCATTTGTTACAGGACCTACAGGCCCAACTGGTCCTCGAGGGTTTATCGGTTTTACGGGACCAACTGGTGCAGATTCCGAAGTACCTGGCCCAACTGGTCCAACGGGCTCTACTGGAAAATTTACTGCCTCTGCCACCCAACCTCCGATTGAAACCTCGGTTAACGGTGATGCGTGGTTTGATATTAATACGGGAATTACATATATATTCTATGAAGGAGTATTTTTACAGGCAGCTGGAGGCAATTTAGGGGCTACTGGTCCTAGAGGAGTGCCAGGGTCATTTGCGATCTCATCTGCATGGTGGCTCAGTTCATAGCCAGTTTTACGTACTTAACTATAGCATTTCATGATATTATCAGTATCAAGTTTGCGTTAAATTCTCTGATGAAAGGTGTCTTTTAATGCCAGGATTTTTAGGTGGTGGTGGAGGAAGCACTGGGGGTGGTGGTGGGGAGATCTCATTTCCCAAGGAGTTTATTGATCCGGTAACCAAACTCCGAGTTAGTCAACCTGAAAACCTTATTGATACCGACTTTGAGTATGGTCTTCAGCCTACTAAGTGGGAAACTGTTGAACTTATTAATAATACTCCGTCATTCTTCTCAAAAGGTGGAGACACCACAATTGATGGCATTCAATCTGTTATTACAAACGACGGAACTAGAGAGATTACGGTTACAACAGGACTAGATCACGGTCTTGCAGTTGGAATTCCTATTAGTGTTACAGGAACTAAATCTGTCACCGCTGATGGTGCTTATATCATTAACTCAATTCCAAACTCAACAACCTTCACCTATCTATGTAGAGACAATCAAGTTGGTGACAATTCCATTGAAGATCTATACACTTCGATTATTACAGGAGAGTTCTTTCAAGGATCTCAGGTTCGAGTAGCTAATGCCGAAGGAATTATTACTGACGGTGCTGCAACCTCTGTTCTTACAGTTAAAACAGAGTCTACTCATGGGTTCGGTGTAAACACTCCGTTTTACTTCCTCAATCTAAACTCTACAATTTCTCAAGAGTTTGAAGCAACTAACACAGCAGCAAAGTCTTTTGACTCTTCCAACTCCGCAACCGCTCAGACTTTTGATGGGTCTAACACCCTTTCAAGTACAAACATTGACTGGTCTAATAGCGCAACAACGGGAGGTGTTGTTAGTACAATTTCTACAGTGAGTACAACTAATGACACACTTACAGTCTCTCACTCAACCGAAACATTTAATGGGTTGCCACTTGGTTCTCCTCTTTATTACAATGTTTTAGCTTCTACAGGATACTTTGCAACTAACCCTAGAGGTGTAGTTTTTCTTAAAACTACAGATGGCCTTGGGTCGGCTCAATCCACTTTTCAGGTAAGTGAAGTTCCTGACGGGGACGCTATTAATATTGAGTCAAGCATGTCTGGAACATTTCAGATTGCAAACCAGGCTCGTACTTTTGCAGGAAACAACGTAAATCCTTTAACTCAAACCGGTCTTACAGTTGTAAGACAGAATCCAATTGTTTTTGATGGAGGAAATCAAGGATTTGCAAGTGATCAGGTAACTAATGGATTTTCTACTGTTTTAGGATATTCAGATACTATTTTGGTAAGTACTAGCCCAGACGCAGGTCTTGACTACTACACAGGGGCAATGATTAGGTACACAACAACAGGCGCAGCCGCATCTGGTCTTGTCAATAACAGAACTTATTTTATTGACACTTACGAACCGAATGCCGCTTCAGATCTTTACAATATAACAATAAAAGAGTTTCCAGACTCTCTTTCTGTAATAACTCCTACGGGGGGAAGCGGCTCTCAGACTTTTTCTAAAATTGGTGTGTCTTCAGATAAAGATATTGTGCACATTAGAAATTCATCCTATGCTGCTAAAGACATGCTTGAGTACGAGTTTCCAGAAAGTGGAAATTTTAAAGCTGACAATGAAAAAATTTTTTACTTTGTTGTGACAGCTTATGATCAACACAACTATCAATTAAATCCTGTTGCAGAATCTTTTATTACGGTCTTTGGCGGAAATGTCACGCAGACTGTTACATATTTAGGAAGACTATATACGATTCACAGGTTTACTACACCAGGGACGTTTAGCCTTCAAATTTCTGACGCTGGCACGTTTGATCAAAGTTTAAAATTTACAGTGGATGGAGGATCATTCGGCGGAGTGACTTCTCAAGGTACTAGAGTAGCCGCCGTAGAAAATATAGCAGTAGTTGTAAATTCGGGTGGTCGAGTTGACATTGCTTACCCGCAAGACGAGGGACCAAACGATATTCCATTCTCCAGCATAAACCCAATTCCTATGCAAGCAACAGGGGGGGCTATTAGCTCAATAGTAGTTGGTGGTCGTAACTTTAGAATGCACACTTTCACCTCAACCGGGGCTAACACGTTTAATGTCACTTCTTTAGGGAATATTTCTAATATAGTTGACGTTAGACTCTGGGGAGCTGGCGGTGCTCAAGGTGGTTCCCTTGGGCGAGGAGCGGTTGGCGGCGGTGGCGCTTACGTTCAAGCAACAATTAGTGGAATTGAAGTTGCCGCTTATAATGTTAGCGTTGGTGGCGGTGGAGTTAGAAACGACGCGCAATTGACTAATGGCGCCGGTGGAGCAGGCGGAGCTGGATTCTATGGTGCCGCTGGGGGTAGAGGCGGTAACTCTGGCGCTACGGGATCGGGCGGCAGCGGTGGAGGCGGAGGCGGCGGCAGTCTTTTCTTGCGAAGTGGTGTAATTCTTGCAGCTTCCGGTGGTGGTGGCGGAGGCGGCGGTTCCGAAGGTGGTGGCGGTGACGGTCGCGGTGGCGGTGGTGGTGAGAATGGACGAGCAGGCGGTGCAGGAAGCAACCCAGGTATTACAGGGGCGTCTTCTAATAGCAATGGTACCGCAGGTACTCAGCCTCCGTTTGATGCTCAAGGGGGTGGCGGTGGCGGTGGTGGCCTTCGAGGGGGGACCGGAGGACGATACCCAAATGCAGACGGTGTAACCGCTAACGGCGGTGGCGGTGGTTCTAGTCTAGGTACAACTATCGTAAATGGAAGTTTTACTGGTGTACCAGGAAACTCTACTGATCCACTAAGAGGTAGTGCAGGAAACGGTGGAACTGGAAATGGAGTAAACGGAATAGTTTGTGTCCTATATCCGTTAGAACCGTAAGATGACCCACATTTTAGTAGAAAAGAGCAATTAATGGCTATTGACATCACGGCGGCAGGTGCCTCGGGTACTCACACCTTTAGAAGAGTAAACGTCAACACCGTTGATAATTATGTCTACTTTTCAAGTTTAGGTACTGACAACATTCCTACGTCAATAGTAAGTGGTGCTAGCTACATTTATACCTCAGGTATTGGGTCTATTGGTGGTATTACCGAAGGTGATCTTGTCTATGCAGATATAGCTACTAAGTTTATTTTGCAGTTTCGAGACTTAAGTGATGAAATAATTTCACTAACTAGCGCTACAGCCGGCGGGACAAGTCTAAATTTACCAATAATATTCGACAGTACCCTAAACATAAATAGTCCTACTGCATCAAATCAAGCCGTCAAGTATCTCACCAGCGGAACCCCTCTTACCGGTCTGACAACCGGTAATACTTACTTCTTAAAAAATGTTGAAGCAACTTTTTCTGGAACACAAGCCCTTTATGAAATATCTGGAAATACTCACACGTTCTCTACTTGCGGTCAAACTGGAAGGCAAGGCCCCAGTAGTGCTCAAATTTCTGTTGGATATAGCACTCCTTGGCATGGTACATTTATACAAGAAGGTTCTTTTAATGGGTATCAAGACTGGACAGTACCAATCTCAGGTATCTACCAGTTTGAGGCGCGGGGTGCATCAGGTTTTAACGGTTCTGGAGCTGGAGGAATCGGTAGGGGTGCCGTAGTTAGAGGTCGGGTGTCTCTTACTAAGGGTGAAATTATTACCATTGCCGTAGGTCAAGTAGGTGAGGCACCTGCATCAGGACCATATGGTGGCTCCGGTGGCGGAACATTTGTCGTTCGTAAAACTGGAAATGATCCATTATTTATTGCAGGTGGCGGAACGGCTGAACCAAACGCTGGCAGTGGTAGAGACGCCGAGTTAGCTCAACTTGCAGGGACGTCGACAAATGAATCATTAGCTAACGCAACTACTCCTGGCTTTGGCGGACGAGCAACAGGAGGACCTTCTGCTGCTGGTGGAGGTTTTAATTCTCGCGGTCAAAATTCTACATTCGGTGAAAAAGGTGGAGGATCTTTCTTAGACGGACTTACATCTGAAGATAATGGCGCTAGAGTCGGCGGAAATGGTGGATTTGGTGGTGGTGGGTCTTCAGACGGAACCAACACAGGTCAAGCTGGAGGAGCCGGTGGATATTCTGGTGGCGGCGGTGCTCGTACGAGTATTGCGCAACAGAGCGGTGGCGGTGGAGGATCATTTATATCGGTATTTGCAACAAATGTAGCAACATCTACCGGAACTTTTGATGGAGAACCATTTTTTAATGGTGTATCAATTACAAATTTAAACTCCTTTAACACAGGTGAAGGCTCTGTGGTTATGTCAATTGTTTCCAAATTTACTAGTGGAAACGAGGTCTACCCAACCGCACCTGATGCAGAGGCTGGAACAAATAAGATTGCTATTGAATCTGCTGGAAATTCATACCACGCCTTTGTACCAATTAATTTTGATATTCAAAATAATTTCATACATAGTGCTGCTCCACACAATCTTATAAGTGGAGAAGCTGCGACACTTACATTTAACAATACCCCGCCGACTGGACTAGTAAACGGAACAATTTACTATGTAAATAGACTAAACAACTATTCATACCGTCTAAGCTCTAATCCTGGTCCTTCGTTTAATACGTTAAACCTTACAGTTCCATCAGGAAGAGAAACTACAACTTCTTCAGTAATCAGTAGAGTAATTGTAAATACATCAACTGAGACCCTTACAATTAACAATCACGGGTTCCTTGTCGATCAGCCACTCAGGTATGACGCTGGTGGCGGGACGCCTATTAATCCTCTTCAAGATCAAGCTACTTATTATGTAGCTCAGGTTCTTAATGCTAATCAGATTAGACTTAAGACAAGTCTAGATGCACCACTACCAATTAACTTTGCTGCTGCTGGTACAGGAACTGCCCACAGTTTTATTTTCTTAACTGTCAATGCCTCCGAAGACAATTTATATATCCCGAACCACGGGTTAGTGTCTGGTCAAGCAATTAGATACTCAAATGGTGGCGGGAGCACTATTCCAGGTCTTACAAACGATGCTACTTATTACATTATCAAGGTAGATAACTCAATTGTAAAACTAGCCACTAATAGTGCTTTAACAAACGTAGTAAATATTACTGGCGCTGGTACTGGAACTCAATCTTTGATTGTTACTTCTCTTGATTTTACTAATAACATACTTACGCTACCTCAACATGGATTTTTGCAGGGAGAGCTCGTACAGTATGACTCTAGAGGTCAGCAAGTAGTTGCAGGGTTGACTACTGCAACTCCATACTATGTAATTTTTATTAACGGTGACAATATTAAACTTGCCACTACTCCAGAGAATGCCGATGCAGGTATATCGGTTGACCTTGCATCATCTCCATCTGGTGTTGGACGACATAGTCTGCAATCGTTAAGCAAGACTCCGGATGGTATCTACGCTATCACTTCTGTGCCTACACCCGACACATTTACAGTAGAGGCTAGAGGATCTGTACCAAATCTTACAAAGGTATTTAACCCAAGATCATCTATAGATCTAAATATTGATGCGTTCTTTATTCCTTCTCACGGGTTGCTAACCGAGACCGCTGTGACATACTCAAAGGGAGATGCAGCAACTGTTGTAACAGGTCTTACAGATCAGACCGTTTATTATGTAGTGGCAATTAATAAAGATTACATTCGTCTCGCTACCAGTTCAGAAAATGCAGCAGCTGGTATTACTATTACTGTAAGTGACTATGGTACTGGTGTTGCACACTCATTTGTTACTAATCAAATTAACGGAAATATTACTGGTGGCGGGTCTGTAAGTATTGTTGCAGGATCGGTTTTAGTAGACGGTGTAGGAACGTCATTCTCAAAGATTCTAAAAGTAGGTGACACTTTCCGACTTTTCCCGCTGAACAATACAGTTACTAGAGTGTTTGGGGCAGGGGATGTAAATACAACAACCAATAGAATCACGTTTGGATCTAATCACAACTACAGCACCGCCGATACAGTAGTATTTTCTGCTGATGGCGGAGTGTCTCCTAGCCCATTAGTAGATGGATATTACTACTTTATTAGAGAGATATCCGCTACAGCTGTAACACTTCATAATTCTGCAGCAGATGCTACTGCAAATACTGGAGCAATTGACCTATCAACTCAAGGTACAGGAACAAATTTCTCACTAAAGAGAACATCACCTGTTTCACCAATTATTCGTAGGATTACTGCTGTTGGATCCGATACACAGCTCACTGTTGATCGTCCGTACTCCAGTGCATACAGCGCTGTTCAATATTCATACCCAACATTTGTCTATGTTCGCCCAGAAGGGTACTCACTTCACCGTCCATTTGATGGTGGCGTTGAGATGTCGGTTGGAGCAAAAACATCTCTTGGACAAATTATTCGTCAGACTCGTAAGTACTTCCGTTACCAGTCAGGTAAGGGGTTGCAGACTTCAGCTGGTATTAACTTTAAGCCATCTATTGATCTAGAGTCAATGGAAAGATTTAGTGCAACCACAATAACGTGTACAACACGGCGACCTCACGGACTAGTTTCTGGACTATTCGTTGTTGTAAGTCAGGCAGTAGACTCATTCAATATCCCTAGCCAGTTGTATAACGGTGAATTCCAAGTAACTACTGTCAACCTAACTCAGTTCAGAATTACCGCTTCTTCTCCTGTCCCAGAGGGCAGCGAAGCAAGAGCATACGGATTTCCTCAGTTCTTTGTTCGTAACTGGCAGAATGGTGCTCTTCGATCTGGAATGTTTGACTTTCAAAACGGAATGTTTTACGAGTTTGATGGTCAAAAACTCTACGCAGTTCGTCGTTCTTCAACGCAGCAAATGGCTGGTTCCTCTGCAGCACAACAAGGAGCAGAACTTATCTTTGGAACGGGAACAAAATATACGGCTCAAATAGATGTTGGAGACTATATTGTTATGCGAGGTCAGTCTTATCGCGTAACACAGATTGATTCTGACACTAGAATGTCAGTTCGTCCAGAGTATAAAGGTTCTTCAGGAACAGAAAAAGAATTCAACCCCACTACTGTTGTAAATATTTCTACAAATAACTTTGCAATAAATGGTCATGGATTCTCTAATGTGCTTCCAGTAACGTATAACTCTATTGACGGTGAGCCTATTGGCGGTCTTGTTAATGGACGAACATACTACATAGATATTGTTGATAATAATAGTTTTAAGTTACTGTCATCTCCTAATTCAGTAGTCAACGTAGATTTATCTAGTTTAGGTACAACTACTGTTCATTCATTTACACCTGCTAAATCTGGAATTATTGTCACAAAGACTGTGGATACTCGAGTACCGCAAGAAGACTTTTCTATTGATCCCTGCGATGGTTCAGGACCGACCGGGTATAACTTAGACCTATCAAGAATTCAAATGGTCTACATTGACTACTCGTGGTACGGCGCTGGTAAAATTCGCTTCGGGTTTAAGACAGGTGACGGACAAGTTCAGTATGTTCATGAGTTTGTCCATAATAACAGTCTCTACGAGTCCTACTTCCGCTCAGGTAACTTGCCTGCACGATATGAAGTAGTTACTTACGATAACCCAACATATATCCCATTTCTATTCCACTGGGGTACTTCGGTAATGATGGACGGCAGGTTTGATGATGACAATGCTTACCTGTTTACCGAGTCCAGTCAAACATTGAATGTGTTAGGAACTACTGCTAAGTCTTTTGCTTCCACTGGAATTAACATTACAACTGATTTATTTACAGTTCAGACGCATGGGTTCCGAACTGGAGAGATTGTTCAGTTCCAGTCCATAGCGGCTAACGGTCTTCCAGGAAGTAATGCTCAGCATCCTGCTACTCAAGTTATCGGTAATCAAACACTAGCTAACTTGACAAATAGTGCTAAATACAAAGTATTTGTTAACTCACCAAACTTGATCCATCTCACACCACTTACTGCTGTTATTACATCTGGGGCAACATTCTCTAGGTCTGGATCGACAGTTACGGTTGTTACAGCTAATCCACACGGAATTCCGGTAAGTAATAACGTAGGTGTTTACGGTATTCTCAACAACGGAGTTGCAATTACAAACTTGCCGACTCAGTATGTAGGCCCTGTAACTGTCACAAATACTACGACATTTACTTTCCCCGTCGACGGGTCTCAGACTGTAACTTCTACAGTAGTTCCTTCCGCAGCTATTTCCGAAGTGTTGAACTTTACAACTCAAGGGAATACGCAGTATACATATGTATTGTATCCCGACGGATCTATTAATAATACATCTGGTGCAAACTATCAACCTCTTATATCCCTAAGACTGAGCCCATCCGTGTCATCAGGTTTGACAGGTAAACTTGGGGACAGAGACATTATTAACCGAATGCAACTTAGGCTGAAAGAAATTGGTATTTCTAGTACTCAACTTGTGGATGTTAAGTTGCTTCTCAATCCTCGTCTCAATAACCTAAACTTTACAGGTGTAGATGCACCATCCTTGACTCAAATCGTTGAGCACACGGCTGCTGATACGGTGTCTGGTGGAGTTCAGGTCTACAACTTTAAGGCCGAGGGAGGAACAAACAATGCAGAGGCAACTACCTCAGTAGATGTTAGTACATTGTTTGAACTATCAAACTCAATTCTTGGTGGTGACTCGGTATTCCCCGATGGACCGGACATTATTACAATTGCTGTATCACGATTGACAGGTGCAGATACACTAACATCAGCGAAACTTTCGTGGTCTGAAGCTCAGGCGTAAGGAGCCACTATGTCAATTCAAAGACTAGGCGTAGTGAATCCGGAAGCAAACTTCCCCGCTCCTATTGTATCGTTTTCAGCTGCGCATCTTATCTCTGTCACGGTTGCAAATAAAGCAGTAACTTCTACACCACTGACAAAGGTATCTATATGGGTAGTACCATCAAATGCAACTCTAGATATTCAATACGCATACATATGTTTTAACCTAAATGTTGGTCTTGGGCAGTCCTTCGAGACGTTTAGATTTGGCGTAAATGCTGGTGATACATTGTATGTTCGATCAAGTGCAGGTACAACCTCCTTCTCATGTAATGGTTTACCTCAAGAAGATAGTGTGCTACCGCAAAGCCTTCCACAAACATTTACTAATAAGTTTATTCGCGGTTTAGATAATACAATTTATCTTGATAAAGGAACTCTTGCTGAAAGACGTTTAAGTGCTGAAGAAGGGTATGTACGATTCAATACTGAAACTCAAAAACTAGAAGTCAAAACTTCAGGCGACTGGGAGACGGTGGGAACAGATTCAGGTGGCTCAGGAGCTACAGGTCCTACTGGTCCAACTGGACCTACCGGAGCGGCATCCCAAGTAACAGGTCCAACCGGTGCAGCCGGTGCAGCCGGTGATCCCGGAGGTCCTGTTGGTCCTACTGGGCCCACTGGTCCTGCAGGGTCTGGTGGAAGTGTTGATGTAATTACTACTACCGATGCTACTACTTTTGTAGGTCTTTACGAAGATGCAACAGGAACTATTGGTGGAAAAACAAACTCTGGAATTACTTATAATGCAACAAGTCAAGTCTTATCTGTTACGGAGATTCAAACAGCAAACGTGTCTGCACCAAGTTCTTTAGTGGGTACTTACACTATTAGTTCCCCAACAACAATTACTATAGATCCTGTTGATGAAATTATTAATAATGCTCCTGTTAAATTAGTAGGAAAGACTAACGCAGAACTCTCTACGTTAGTCTCAAGCGCTGGGTCTATTGTATTCAATACAGATGAAGGTAAGGCATACTACTTTACAGGTCTAGCGTGGCAGCCAATAGACACAAACACAGGAGTTCTTTATAACGCTATTGCAATTTTAGATGTTGCTAATGCTAGCTCTTCTGCTTATACATTTAATAGTCACTACTCCGGCAACAACCCAACTGTTTATGCGCTTGGAGGGGCAACTATTGCTTTTGATTTAACAAACGTTTCTGCGTCGCATCCTTTTCTAATCCAAGAAAATTCTGGTGGAGGGTTTGCTAATATTACTACAGGACTTATCCATGTAGCAGACAACAGAACTGTTACTCTAAATTCCGGCGCTCAAGGGCAGACAAGTGGAATTGTCTACTGGCAAGTTCCTATTACAAGCGCGTCTTCTTGGAGATATATTTGTCAAGTACATGCAAGTATGGTGGGAATTTTGTCTATAAAATCTTTAAGTTCCATATCCTAGGATAGTCTATGTCAAATAAAAATCGTGAGTATATGATTACCACAGTTGATGCAGAAACAACAGACTCTCTTTGGGATGATCTTATCGAAGAAGGAGCTTCAACTAAAGAAGTACCTGAAAGAAAAGTAGAAATTGCTAATCCTAGAAATAGTAATCCAATTAATACCTCGTACTACTTGACTGATCAAGAAGCAGAAGAACTAAAAAAAGACCCTCGTGTTTTAGATGTTTTTTCGGTAGACTCAGTAAAACCAGTAAAACTTGCGCTTCAAAATGGAACTTTTAGTAAAGATACTGTAAGCACAGGAGACAAACAAAACTGGGGACTTTTAAGACATATAAATACTTCTAATGTTTTTGGTACCTCTACCTCAGATCCAGGTGGAACTTATAATTATGTTCTTGATGGTACAGGTGTAGATGTTATTATTGTTGATAGTGGAATTCAGGCAGATCACCCTGAGTTTCAAAATTCGCAGGGTATAAGCAGGGTTAAAGAAATTGATTGGTACGCGGTTAGCGGCGTCTCAGGGACTATGCCGTCAAACTTTTATACTGACTACGACGGACATGGTACGCATGTAGCAGCTACTGTTGCCGGAAAAACCTTCGGTTGGGCAAAAAATGCTGACATTTATTCTATAAAATTAAATGACTTAAAAGGTATTCCAGACCCTGGAAACGGTATC